CATGGGCATCATCCACAGGTATTCATGGCGGTCGATACGTGAGTCGAGGTAGAAGTCGATGTCCTTGGTGGTGACCTCATCGAAGTTGATAAGAAACCTATCATGTTCGTTGCTGATGATGTAGGACACGCTGTTCTTGCGCTCGTGACCTCGGTCGTACGAGTCCCAAAAATTGATGATGGTGTCACCGGGATTGTAGTAGATGCAAAGGACCTCCTTTGGATGCTCGTCCCAGTGGCTCCATGGGGTTCTGATGCCCTTTTCGTTCTTCTTGGTGAAGACCGTGTAAATGCCCTTCTTGGGGCCTTTAGGCAATCTATGCGAGTAGTCTTTGTCCCAATTTCCCCTGTAACGATCGTCATAGCGACCTCTCTGCGAATGCGCATCCTTGATGAGGATGATCCGCGTGCCCTCCTCAATGGTGGAGTTCACCCTCTTGAACCACTCATTGAAAGGCACATAGCCCGGAGGAACGAGCGATGGCCCATCATCGTAGATGAACTTAACCGCGTCGGTCTTGTCGAGGTCGAGGTCCATGAGCTTCACGTGCGACTTCAACGGATGCAGGACTGTGGTGCGGTCGATGAGCCCCTGCATCATGATGAACTGGCGCCGATAGTACTCGATGGACTGCTCAAGCCGCTCCTGCGCCGCTTCTTTGCCACGGTCGTACCAATGCTCGCGCTGCGTGGAAGCTCCTTTCTGGAGGTCCATCAGTTCGGTCTTATGCGGAAAAAGGCGGTCGCCGATCTCCAAGTTCGTCCAGATGCGGTAGAGGTTGTCGCCGTTGCGGATGAGGATGTAGGTCTTCTTGTCCGCCTGATGCATCCAGTTCGACACGAACGGGTTCCCGCCTTCATTGTGGCCATGCTTCTCCTTGCGCCGTACCTTGAAGATACAGACGCACTTCTCCTCCGGGATGACCTTCTTGTAGTTCTGATTGTCGCAGAGCCATGAGTCGAAGGCGTCAATGTTGCGGAAGTCCAAGCCTTCGTTGTTGCCGTACTTATCGAGCCGTGGGTCGCCCACCTCCTCGTCCATGAACAGGATGCGCTGGCGGAATGTGATGGGAGCGTCCTCGCCCGCGAGGGGCCCTTCTTGTATCTGGAGAATGGTCTCGTGGATACCCAGATAGAGTTCGATGACGGTGATGATCTTCTGGATGCGCCGCACCTCCTTCTGGAAAGCCTCCACCATACCCTCGAAGCGCGAGAGAATGGCGTGGTAATGCGCCTTCTGCTTTTCCAGCGCCCGCATCACATGGTGCTTCGCCAGCATGAAGTGCTCGGCCTTCTCGCGGGCGGCGCTCTGTAATGTTGTGAGGTATTCCTTGCTGCTGACATGGATCAAGGAGGTGCCGGAGTCCTGCTCAAGGTCCAGTTCATCGACGTTCGGCGCCTTGCTCTTGTCGGCGATGACCTCTGCGGCCAGTTTCTCGTACTTCTCTTGGTCCTTGACCTTCACCCACGACTTGGTCTCGTCATGGGACTGATGGTGGAGAAGGAGTGTGTGCTCATGGCTCCACTCATCGTCCTCATCCATACTGGTGTAGGTCACCTTGACGTCATCCACCATGACGATGTCCTTGGTGGGGATCTTTGTGTCGTCGAAATACTTGCCTGCCCCGTGCTTCTCGCGCCACTTGTCCTCCGTGGCTTTCCAGTCGCGCTGTTTCTCCAGCTTCAGGGAAATGATCTTGTGGTAGACCCCCTTCTTGTCGATGTAGAGGTCGCCCTCGCGCATGTCCTCATGTTCGCTCTTGGCGATAGAGGCACGTACCAACTCCGCGTTCTTCTGGGCGCGGGTGACGCTGGTGCTCATATTGTATTATACGATGAGCAGGGGACGAATGTTTCAGAATGCCGACGCGGTCACGACTTTGGGACTTCCTTGTTATAGCTATTTATGGACATGATGTCCACTTCATCCAAGCCTCATTTCTACTGTTACGCCCTTCTTGATCAACGTAAGCAAGGCAAGTTTTCCTATAGCGGGGTCGATGTTTGCTTCCTCTATGAGCCATTCTATGTCGGTAAAGGTAGCAAGAACAGGGTTGTGAAGCATTTCAAGGAAAGCAGGAGGTTCTGTGCCAATGAACTGAAGTGGAGTAAGATAAAGGCCATCCAGAACGCCTTGCATGAGGATCCGCTCTACATAATGTTAGAGGAGGGCATGAAGGAAGATGTAGCTCTAGCCATGGAAATAGCCGTTATAGATGGTATAGGTCGTAAGAACATTGGAACTGGTCCCCTGCTGAACATGGAGGCAGGAGGAGCCAATCCTCCAAAATTCAATGACTTTGATGAAGACAAGAAGGAGCGTATTCGACAAAAGTTCAGAGAGAAAAAGCAGTCACCAGAAACACGACAGAAACGTGCTGACAGCAATAGAGGGAAGAAGCGGACCAATGAGTTCCGTCAACAGTTGAGCACCATGAGAACTGGCAGTGGAAACCCGATGTTCGGCAAGAAGTTCACTGACGAACAAAGGAAAGATAGGTCGCAGGCCATGTTGAACAATAGCATGTCTAAGGTCACCTACCAGTATGACATGAGCGGCCTGCTTATGGCTGAATGGCCCAGCATGGGAGAAATAGAGCGCCAGCTTGGTTTTTCCAGAAGCAAGATATGTGCCTGCTGTAATGGAAAAAAGCAACAGGCCTACGGATTCATTTGGACGAACGAAATACGAGACCCTACTTCTTGATATTCACCTGCATGTAGGGAGTGGAGAAGTACTTTCCGTAGTGCGGTGAATCATCGATATGAAAGTCGATGCCATGCTCTCTGCAAAGCTCAGCCTTGGTCTTGTTCCAAGGTTCATCGTCCACCCAAAAATTGCCATCGGCGTCATATGAGCATGGCGTTCCCTTATCGATGTGGTAGTCCACTATCGATAGAATGCTCGTATACGACAACCCGCATGCCTCTATCTCCTTGATGGTCTTTTCGTTAACGGACGGACCGGTAATGATTATGACCTCGTGACCAGCCTCCTTGAACAGGCGCGTCATCTCAGCAAAGAACGTGGGGAAGGCATCGCTCACCCCGTGCAGGTCGATCCCGATCTTCATGCCAGCAAACGTATACGTAAACGTCCATTGTGTCTCAGTCGGCGAATGGCCTTTTCCTTGATCTGGCGCACACGCTCACGGGTGAGGTCGAACCTCGCGCCGATCTCCTCCAACGTGAGCCCATGATTGGTCCCGATGCCGAAGAACAACTGCACGACCTCACGCTCGCGCTGAGTCAACACACTGAGGGCCATGCCCACCTGACTGGTGATGTCCTCCTTCATCAGCGTACTGTCGGATGAGGCCCCCTCGCGGTCGGGCATGACATCCAGCAATGTGCTGCCTTCACCCTCGCCCAAGGGCGCATCCATGCTCATGGAGCGGCCCGAGAGCCTCATGGTGTCCGACACCTTCTGGGCCGGAATCTCCAAGATGACGGCCAATTCATCGGCGCTGGGCGGCCGTTCCAGATGTTGCTCCAATTTGGCGTAAGCCTTGTTCATCTTGTTGAGACTGCCCACTTGGTTCAGCGGCAGGCGCACGATGCGCGCTTGCTCAGCGAGGCTCTGGAGTATCTGCTGGCGGATCCACCACACGGCGTAGCTGATGAACTTGAACCCGCGCGTCTCATCGAAGCGCTGGGCCGCCTTGATCAGCCCGAGGTTGCCCTCGTTGATCAGGTCCGGCAGGCTGAGCCCTTGGTTCTGGTATTGTTTGGCCACCGATACGACGAAGCGCAGGTTGGCCCTCACGAGCTTGTCCAGCGCCTTCGCATCGCCTTGCTTGATAAGCACGGCCAACTCCACCTCCTTTTCCGCGTTGATCAGGCCCTCTTTCCCTATCTCCGTCAGGTACTTATCGAGGGATTGACTCTCCCGATTGGTGATGGATTTCGTGATCTTGAGTTGTCGCATTTTCCCCATGGTCGTCCTTCGCTTTGGTGTTCTACGTTAGAAGAGGGTCAAAAGTTTCATGCCGCTGGAGTTTTCTGCTTTGTGGCGCCACAAAAGTATCTTTGCAGAACAAATGATACATTATGGATAACGAAGAATCTGTACAAACGCCTGTAAATGAAGATGATAAGCTAAAGTCAACTTTGGTAGTAGGGTTCATTGGGGGACCCGGTGCCGGGAAGAGCACCATGTGCGCCAGTGTGTTCTCCGAGTTGAAGTGGCTCGGGGTAAACTGCGAGGTGGCATCCGAATACGCCAAGGGCGTAGTGTGGGAGAAGTCCTTCAACAAGCTCAAGAACCAGAACTACATCTTTGGCAAGCAACATCATGAGGTCTTCCGCCTTTGCGGAGAGGTTGATGTCGTTCTCACGGATTCACCGTTCATTCTGTCGGCGGTGTATGATCCGCGCAAGGATCCCCTGTTCAAGCAGTATGTCCTTCAGGAGTTCAACCGCTTCAACAACATGGTCTTCTATGTCCAGCGGGCCAAGAAGTATCTTGCCAAGGGTCGCACGCAAACAGAGTCAGAGGCGCGCGTAGTGGATGATGTGGTACACCAGATGCTGACCGAATGCAGCGTTCCGTTTGAGACAATAGTCGGAGAGCGCGACAGCATAGGCGTGATCAGGGACAAGATCCTGTATGCGCTCGGCTGGCCTATTTGACCGTGGAATCCATCGCCACCAGCCGTATCATGGTGTCACTCTGGGCGATGGCGACCTTGGTCACGCTGTCCGATAGCACTATCTGCTGGTCACCCGTGGTGATCCTGCGCAGTTCAAGGCTCTTTTGACGCAGTTCGGAGGCATTGGCGCTGACCCTCGCCTTGCTGTCCTCCACGATCTTCTGTAGTGTGCCTATCTCCTTGACCAGAATGGACTTGGCCACCTCATCGCGCACGCCGCCCAGTATCACCAACAGAGTGTCGCTTGCCCGCTGTTTGATAGGGATGTCGCGCAGCAGGTTCTGGTTCTCGTCACTGAGGCGTGCAATATCATTACTGAGGGTGACAACTTGTTCGCGGGCTTCAGGTGTAGGTCCTCCACAGGCGCAGAGCACGGAGGCGACAATAAGGGCGTAGAACGCTTTCATGGACGTTTCTTTCGGGTTTTGATGTTGAAGCAAAGATAGGGTGCGGTCATCCTTGCTTGGGTACCAGTTCGAACTCCTTCATGAGGTCTCTGATGAAGCCCGCGTCGGAGAAGTCCGTGAAGTGGAAGTAGCCGCCCGGAGCAATGGTGTTGTCGTTGATAATTTCCTGTATGCGGCTCTTGTTGTGCCCATCCTGTGCTGTAGGGTTGATACGGCTCTTGATGTGGAACGCCTTGAACAGGGCGATCACCAACAAGCTCGCTTTCAACTCTTTTTGTGATATACGCCTGATGGCCTTGCGCTTGCTATTGTGGACAAGGCGCTCTACTGTCGTTCTGCACATGTCGCTCATGATCGTCGTGTTGCCCATCACCTGTTCGACGATGGCCGACCAGTCTTTGTTTCAAAATCGACATATTTGCGGCAGGACGTAACAAAACGTCCTCACCTCTCGTACAAGAGGCACAACACCCAGACTCAGATGTTAAAAGAGACCCAACGCAAGCTCGCAGAGGACGAGATAAACACCGCTACCTTCCTCGCCGTAGGATGCGGCGCCATACCGTTCGCCATGGTGGACATCGCCAGCACCATGGCGGTGCAGATGCGGATGCTCAAGAAGCTCTGCGCCATCTATGAAGTGAAATGGGACGACCACTTCATGAAGTCCCTGCTCGGAAGCGTGTTGGGCAACGTGGCCAAACGCATGGGCGCCTCCATGATGAAGAACATCCCGTTCGTGGGGCAAACGCTCGGGAGCTTCACCAACGCCATGCTATCGGGCATGTCCACTTACGCCATCGGCAACGCGTTCGTGCGCTACATGCAGGTGAACTCGGCCGTGAAGAGCGTGAAGGACATCAACGTGAAGGACTTCACCTCGATGTACGAGTCCTTCGAGAAGCAGGCAGAGTCCATCAAGGCGACGCTGAAGAAGAAGTTGCGTGACCTCATGGGTGGTGAGGGACCGGAAGCCAAGTCGGAGGCAGCGGCTGAGGCGAAACCCAAGGAAAGCGTTGCCAAGTACGGTGAGCGCATGTTCACCACCAAGGAGAAGTACATGACGTGGCTCCACAAGAACAACCCCATGTTGAACGGGGAGAAGCCCATCGACCTGCTGTTGAGTGAGGACGAGAAAGACCATGAGAAGGTCCGCAGGCTCATCACGCTCCACTTCGAGGGCAGAAAAGCCAAGGCTTGAAGATGGCATTGGGCAAGTCCGACGTGGTGACGGTCAAAGTGCCGTTCGCCCGACTTCCGGTGGGAATGAAAGGCGTGTGCATAGAGGTCGGCGCACGCAATGGTGTCCCGGTGTGGTCTGTTCTCATGACCAACCAACACGTCATCACCATACTCGGCAGGGAGGTGGACATCTTCTTCCGTCGCTCCGGCAAGCTCTCCACCATGACCGACGACCGACAAAAGTTGATCCGTATGCTCGAAGACCACACCACATGAAACACGCGACAACAGTAACTCTGCTCTCATTGGCCTTAACGGCCCATGCATCCATATTCTCACCCGACAGCCTCGTGAAGGATACCACTATTGTGGTGGTGGACACCACGGCGGAGGACCCCATCAACGTGGACCTATACCTCTATTCGCGTTATGTGTGGCGTGGCGTGGGATTCGGAGGAAGTCCTACGGTACAGGCGCAGATGGCCTACACCAATGGAGGTTTGATGGCGGCGTGCTACGTGGCCAAGTCGCTCAACGGCAACAAGGTTGGGTTCCCCAACACCTCCAATCTCATGGTGGGCTATCAGCACAAGGGTATCACACTGACCTTGGATGATTACTTTTCTACGACGAGGACAACTTGGACCGGTACACCGATTGGAGCGACAGCACATTGCACTTCATCGAGGCCCGTGTCCGTTTCGATGGGACGCGTTGCTATACGCTGTTGGGGTACAACGTGTATGGTGCCGAAGGTATCAACAAGGACGCCTTGTATATCGAGGGTGGGTACAAGTTCCCCAAACACGGCCTCACCGTGTTCGCTGGAGGCCTCACCGACAAGAGCGACCTGAACTTCATGACGCGGGGAGGTGTGACCAATATCGGGCTCACCAAAGAGAAAGAGTTCAAGCGAGGTCCTGTGGTGATGGCCACCCTCATCGTTAACCCGAGCTACGAGCATATCGTCGATCTTCCGGGTGTGACGCGCAGTTTTCTCACCATGGTCGTTGGGGCATACATGCGCTTCTAACGGGCACAACCCTCAGGGTACCCACCGGTTACACATAAAGATCGATGAGGACGAGAAATGAACATATTTTTTCTCGATCTTTGTCGGCGAGCTAACCATCACTCTTCGTGGATGACGGTCCTATTTAGAGGAAGCGGACCGCCAGTCCGTTCCACTGATGAAAGCTGGTGCGCTCAAAGAAGAGGAAAGAAGGCTCAAGAAGAACATCATTGAGAATCTGGAGAACCAGTTCATCGATGAGTTCGAGAAGTGGAGTGGAAGAGTTGACCTGTTCAACAAGGCGGTAGAGACCTACAACGGAATGTACAAAAAGCACCTCAGGCAGATGGCCTATGATGAGTTCTGCCGCTTGTTCATCCGTGGTTCCAAGCGGATACTCAATGAGCACATCCGCATGGAGCATATCGTTCCTGACGTGGACGAGGTCGCCGCCTTACGTACGACCATGCAGAACCCTGATAGTGCGGATGACTTCAAGCAGAAGTACACGATGCTGCTGGAGGCCAAGTATGCACACGTCAAACGCAAACTGGCCCAGACATGGGATGACCACATTTTCCGGTCCATAGTCACCTTGCGGTATGGTCCAACGCATCTTCCGGGTATGTTGATGGCGAAAGCAGAAGTCATGAGGACGATCGAGTGAAACCACATCATCATGAAAAGGAGGGGAAGGAATGAGCGGTTGAAGACCACCTACAGGAGGGCTTTCGAGGAAAGCTTCGTTGACAACTTCGATGGGTGGAATGACACCTTGAAGGACGTTAATGTCTCCATAGAGGCGATCGCCAAGGGACGACGAAGGAAGTGTCACTGCTATACATACGACACCTTCTGTGTGCTCGCCAAAAGCGTCATCGATCAACGACTAGAGAGTCTTGATTGGGATGAAATGGTGGCCGAGTTCGGGGCCCGGATGACCAGCGGCAAGGGCAACTATGTGGCCCAAGTGCAGCGCGAGATAGCCATCATGGAGACGGAGATGTTGTTCGCCTGCTTCGAGAAGGCCATCCTCAACAGTGTTGGTCCACGGCTGTACCGACTGTACAAGCACGAGATAGAACAGTTCAAGGCCGAAGAGGTGGTATTATGATGCGCTGGGTGATCATACTCCTTCTTTTCATGGCCTGCTCCTCACCCAGACAGCAACCAGTGGTCATGCAATGTGACGCCATGGCCGATATCCTGCTTGACACCACCCGGTTCTATCATCGTCTCCTGCCTCCAGAGAAAGCATCCGTGACGATGAGTGTTTTTTTGGACAGCATCGTCTTTGATGGGTCGTACGAAAAAACCCTTTACGTGGAAAGCTTCATGGGGACACCTATGTCTGGCAAATTCATGTGCTTGGACGCGCGCGGTGGTGTTTACATGGTGGTGGTGTCGTCAGAGGACGACGCCTATGTGATCGACGTGATCAACGAGTGTGGCGGTGTTTACCTCAGCGTGGATACCGTTCTATGAAGGAACAGGAGAGGGCGGAACAGATATTCGAGTTCGTTCTACAGAGCGTAGAGCGGAAATGCGGCCTGTCATCAATGGCCTTGATGTCGGGATACCAAGCAAAAGAGATAGTTGAAGTGCGAAGGATGTTGTGCAAAATGCTGCGCAGCACGTTCGGATTGACCTATGTCGCCATAGGCAAGCTCTTGGAGAAGAACCATGCTACGGTCATGTTCCATGTGGCAAAACACGATCATTTCTATGTATTGGAGAAGAAGTACGCCCGTTTTTACGACGAGCTTCTGATGGACGTCAGTAACAGCATCAGGACTATGAACTATAGGTCTTTCGTCAATGGCACGCTGAGATTGAAGGAGATACACTCCAGCGAACATGAGGTGTTCGAGGTCATCATGGCGTGCTTCACCGGTGTTACAGAGGCCAAAGAGTTCTTGGAGAACAATTCTATCAAACGCGACATGGTGGTCTATTATGGCCCCACCAAGAGCATGCCCAGCACCATGGCGCACGAATTGGTGTTCAATGATGAGAAGAAGTATATGGAGGAACTCATGATGAAGAGCAGGGACCTCTACCGGACCATCATGGGCACGCCCATAACACGATACTATCTTGATTATACCACCGGGCTATGTACCATCAAAGATGATCCGATAGAGTCCTACATGTCGGCCGCGAGCATGCTTGGCAACATGTCGATCACTGTGGTTTATACGCGACGCCAGACAACGGCTGAAGCTCTCCAGTGAGGAGTTGCCTCAGTGATGTCTGCCGCTGAAGCGAATTCACCGTGTCTACCGCCATCTTCATGGATTCGCGCTGTCCGATGAACACCACGAGCTTTTTCCCCCGAGTGAGCGCAGTGTATACCAACTGCCTGTAAAGCATGCGGTAATACTGCTTCATCAACGGGATGATCACGAAGTCGAACTCCGAACCTTGGCTCTTGTGGACCGTGATGGCGTAAGCCAGATCAACATCCATCAGGTCCAGACGGGAGTAAGCTATGACGCGGTCCTTGTCGTATCGGATGTGTACGGTGTTGTTGGTATCATCAATGGCGATGATGCGGCCGACGTCGCCATTGAAGACGTTCAACTCATAGTTGTTGGCCAACTGGATGACCTTGTCGTTTTCCCGGAGGATCAGTTCTCCGAAGCGCACTTCCTTGAGATTCTCGCTGGGCGGGTTCAGCGCCTGCTGTAGGTGCTTGTTCACGGCCACAGTTCCGATGGGACCCTTCTTTATGGGAATGAGGACCTGAACATCATCCGGATGCAAATGGTACTTCGGCAGCGTGTTCTTGTATATCTCCTCGATCATGCCCATCACATCCTTGCCGTACCGCAGGGAATTCCAGCTTGGGTAGTCTTTGCGCGGGGTCGCTCCATCGTTGAAGCCTGAGTCGATGAAGAGGCAGTCGGTCTTCTTGTCGCTCCACAGGGTGGGCTCCGATAGAGGATTCTCGATATTGGGTATCTCTCCCCGGTTGATCTCATGGCTGAAGTTCACGATGTCCGAACCGGCACCCTGTCGGAAGATCTCGGTCAGGGTGAATATCTTGATCACCTTGCTGTCGATAAGGTCGCGAAGGAAGTTGCCAGCACCAACTGGTGGCAATTGATCGGGGTCGCCCACGAACATGACCATCGCATCGCTCGGTATGGCCCGGAGCAGTGCCGCAGCAAGGTGGATGTCCACCATGGAGAACTCGTCCACAAGAACGCACTGCGTAGGCAATGGGTTGTTCTCGTTGTGCGCGAAACCATTGTTGGGCTTGTCCCACACAAGCAGGCGATGGATGGTGGTGGCCCCGTGTCCGATGACCTCTTGCATCCGCTTGGAGGCGCGACCAGTCGGGGCGCACAAGGTGAATGAGATGCCCAGCATCTTCAGCGCCTGAACGACCGCTTTGGTGGTGAGCGTCTTTCCTGTTCCGGGGCCTCCCGTGAGCCCCGACACGCCATTGCGGAGCATGCCCATGACGGAGTCCTTCTGTTGTTGGCTAAGTTCTACTCCGATGTTCTTCTCGATGTGCTCGTACAGGGCCGCATCATCGATGTCGATGTCATGTTTGGCCTTGGCGAGCTTCATCATCTTCCGATGGCAATACGCCTCGTTGTGATACACGCGTGGCTCATAGAATCTGTCCTCATCGATGTTGGAGCGCATCACGATAAGGTCACGACTGGTCTCCAACTCCTCCAACATCACCCCCAGCAGGGCATTGTTGGCGAGGTCAAAGCCGATGTACTCTTCCACGCCAGAGACGATCTGGTGCCGATAGAGAAAGCAGTGCCCTTCTTGCTCGGACGATTGCAGTATGTGACAGATGCACGCCTTCAGGCGCAGTGGTGAATCAACGGCAAAGCCGAGGCTTAGCGCAAGCAGATCCGCCTTCTTGAATCCGATGCCGGTGATGTTCTTGGCGAGATCGTACGGGTCCTCCTTGATCTGTGCAACGCAGTTCCTTCCATAGAACTCATACACCCTTCCGGCGAACGCGGTGCTCATGCCGTTGTCCATCAGGAACTGCATGATCTCATTGATCTCGCGGTTCTTGTTCCATCCGTCTTTGATGCTCTCCAAGAGTGCTTCGGTGATGCCTGCTACCTCCAAGAGCCGATCTATTTCATTATTGAGCACATCAAGGGTCTTGTCGCCGAAGTGGTTGACGATCTTCCTTGCCTTCACCGGGCCGATGCCATGGAAAAAGGAGCTTGATAGGTAGGAGATGAGCCCCTCTTTGGTGGATGGTATCACTTCCTGTGATTCCTTCGCGGCGAACTGCCAACCATAGGTTGGATCCTGTATGAAGTGGCCAGTGAACTCAAGGGTCATGCCTTCTGTGATGTTGGGGCGCGAGACCTTGATGGTTATCATCCCATCCTTGGTGTAGTTGGGGGCGGCCCTGCCCCCTTTGGGCAATAGCACACGCAGGTAGTGCATGCCGGTGAAGTTGTCCTTGAAGTAGATCTTCTGGACCTCTCCGCTTATCTTGGTGACCTGCTGGTCCTTGAAGTCCAATTTCGATTGTGTCATATTCATATAGGCTACGCTGTTGTACGTCAAATGACGCACGGATGTTTAATTGCAAACCTACGAAACAAAAGCGTGGTACCGTTCGTATAATCGCCGCGATGAGAACCACTACAAAACGAACAGAAGCAATGAGGAACATGATCATCTTTTGCCTGCTGCTGGCGGGGTGCGGTGCATTGGAAGAGGACTGTGGGTGCGATTGCCACATGAATGATGACGGAACGATGAACTTCAGGGTCGCCGTGGTCGGAGAGACCATGATGATCAAGTCGGAAGGCCAGAGCTACATCAAGGAGGACATCAACGTGAGCGCCATGAACGCGCCGATCGCTGAGAGGCAGTCCACATGGCGGAACATGAAGGATGGGACGCGCATCGAATCCGACCTCCAGATAGAGTCACTGGAATCGTGCAGTCTGCTTTATCATTGGAAGCGGAAGTCCTTTGATAAGTTCCTGTCCCTTGACACAGGAGTGGTCATGCTCACGGACACGGCATCTTAGGCGCCGCCATCCCCTGACCCGGAGTCTGAGCCGCTCACATCGTAGTCCATGTAATACAGCATGGCCGAAGGAGTCCGCTTCTTGCGCTTCTTGCGTTTGTGTTTGGCTTCCCGCAGGATGGTGACCAGTTGCTCCACGATTACCTTGACGTCCCTCATGCGCACATAAATAGCCGCAGGGGTGGAACAAATCGTCCGTTGCCTACGTATAACATAAGAAAAGCGACCATGTCCAAAGGCTTCATCATATCACTGGTGCTGGGAGGAATCCTCCTCTTCGGGTCACTTATCTACTTCCAATCGGATGTTCGTCTTAAATTCGCCCGGAATGAGGCGGCGGTAGAGCATGTGCAGTTCTCGGTGGTCCGGTACGCTGGCAAGATCGTATCGGTCCGCCTGTTGATGGATGGATCAGGAAAACTCCAGACGAGGCATCGCATCAGCAAAGAGAGTGTGGGCATGGCCTTCTATGAGCAGCGAGACATCATCGAGAGGATTCAGAGGGCGGACAACATACGGGCCATCGTTGGCGGGAGCGGGTTTACACACGAGGTGATACAAAAAGAAGTCGCACTGGAATGATCAAGTGGCTAAGACGACCCAGAACGTTCGGCAGCGCGTCGACCAAGGAGACGCGCTTGCTCGATGAGTACAACCTGCTGACCGCACGCGACCCTGCAAAGGACAGCGAGGTGCTGGAGTTGGTGGTGGGAAAAGAGTGGCGTAACATCCCCACGCGCAGCGCCATGGACATAGTGAGCACGAGGTTCTGCGTACAGCCGCGCGACTATGCGGATGAGGAGGTGAAAGACACTCTTTCCCTGCTGTTGGAGCTTGGCAACAGGATGCTCCCGGAACAGAAGCGCTTCTTGATGAAGTTCGACCACCTGCCGCTGTCCCTCACGTCAGAGGAGCCATGGATGAAGGGGGATGAGTTGGAAGCCCTCGTGAAGTCTGATTCCAACACGTTGTATGATGGCAAAACGCGGTACTTTCTGACCGTCAATGGCATCATGCAGGCAAGCGCACAGGCCGGAGGTGAGCAGGTCACCCCGGAGCAAGAAAAAAGACCACTCAAGATACACCCCGCACTCATCATAGGCCTCCTATTGTTGGCAGGCCTCATCATCGCACTGTTCATATGAGCAAGCTCTCCGACTTCTTCCAGAAATGTCCCGTCCCACGGACCGTGTTGACCAAGGACCAATCCGATATCATGCTGCGCTTGCTGATGAACAACACCATCAAGGAGCCCATGACCTATGAGGAATTCCTCAACACCCCCATGGTGGTGGAGAACGGGGGAAAGGCGAAGCTTCCAACGGCATTGATGGCCATCTGGCTGCGCAACGTGCGCCTGAACAACCATTTCAAGATGAGCGTGGACGCCTCTTTGTTCTTGTCCTCACTGATCGACTCCTTCGGCGACGGCACCCTCTACTACAGCTATGTCGCCAGCAAAGCCAAAGAGCTTGGCTCCAGCATCACGCTGGACTTCATCTGTACGAGCGTGTTCCCCTTCGGCATCTTCACCAAGGAACAACTGGAGAAGATGTGGGAAGCTCAGAAGAATGCCGACTCGCCGAACGCGAACCTGCTGGATGACGGACGTGAGTGGAGCATCTACCTCTATGGGGACAGTTTCGACTCCAAAGTGAAGCTGCGTTTCTCCGATGAGGACGAGCGCCTCTTGAGCGTTGATGAGGTCAAAAACCTTGGCGAGATAAGGGAGCCGCGCGACATAGAGGGTCGGATGTACTTCTGGCTCGGCAAGAAGTACGTCAGTCTGACAAAGGACGATTACAGTAAGTTGGAAAACCAATGATAGTGCCCTACATTTGCTTTCTATTTACGAACGACGGCGCTCCGAAATCATGGATATCTCGTGTTCAACATATTCCGATACCTCTTTCTTCGCTGGAATATGCTCCGTGTCGTAAGGCCGAAGGCGACACGTCATTTTCGACCAGACCTTCGCAAGAAGCTGGAAAAGCAGGTCAGGGATATCGCTTGGTACATCACGGAAAACCACATGGGAGACCCGGAATTGACCTTCAAGGTCAAGGGGTATCTCACCAAGAGCAAGAAGGTGATCAAACATGCGGAACTGTCGGGCGACAGCCTCACGGGACGACACCGCGTTCATTTCGTCATCTCCAATCCCTACCAGTTCGGGTTCAAGATGGTGGCCGACGTGTACAAGGACGGAAAGAGCGTGCTCACGGTGCAGGGGCATGTCCATTACTGCTTCGACATGATATCGGGGCTCCTGTCCTGAGGCAAAAGCCCATCCCGGTGTCATGAGGGCCTACCTGTACTTCACATGGGAGGAGGCCGGTGTCACCTCCGGGTTCATGATCCTGAAGCAGGCAATGCTCCATGACATATCCAAGCACATCTATCAGTTGGGGCAGAAGGGATTCCTCTTCTTGACCGACAAAGGGCATGAGCAGGTCATGCACTCCATTCGCGAACGTAGGGACCGCCCTTTCATATTGGTGGACGTCACCGATGGGCTCAATGACCACAAGTTCAAGACCAACATCGACCTAGGGGGGCTGAGATCCACATTCATCGACGGAAGACAGAATCTGGCCTTGGACCCCATCTTGGAAAAGGTGTTCAAGCACGGGTATGCATCATTGTCCTCTGAGGAGAGGGACTATTTAGATGCAAAGAGCAATGAAACCCAAGATAATTGAGATAGACGGAAAGAAGTACATCGTGCTGGAGGATGGAGTGACGCTGAAAGACTACAAGGAGGCGATAATCAACAACACGCTTCAGGAGAACGAGAACAAGGTCGTGGAGAGCGCGAAGAAATTGGGGATAGGAAAGACCACCATCTATAGGATCAAGGAACAAGGCGGTAAGGGATTGTTGAATGGCTGAGAAGATACTGGTGTTCGATCTGGAGTGTGCATGCTGGATGGGTTCGCCACCTGCTGGGATGCGTGCGGACATCATCGAGATAGGCCTGTGCATACTGGACATGTCCATCACGGGCGTCACCGAGAGGCAGAGCATCCTGATCAAGCCCGCCAACGCCGTCATTGGCGCATTCTGTACGGAGCTTACGGGTATCACACAAGAGATGGTCGATTCCGAAGGTGTGTCCTTCAAGGAAGCCATCATGATAATGAAAGAGCACATGGGCGGCACGACCTCATCGGCTGCTTGGGGCAAGTTCGACGCGAGGGCTTTGCGCATGGATTGCGCCCATTATGGAGTAGAGTACCCATTGATCAAGCATTCCAATGCACAAGGGATATTCAAGACCAAGATGGGCCTGAAACAGGAGACCAGCGTTGTGAAGGCGCTTGAGCATTTCGGCAAATCGTTCGATGGACGACAGCATCGGGCGATGGATGATGCCTACAACACGGCATTGATACTGTCAGAGATTCTATGTGGGGCCCTAGAGAAGCGCCATGGATCACAGTAAGGACTACTACGGCGTATTAGGGGTCAAGAAGGATGCATCAGCGGATGACATCAAGAAGGCCTATCGCTCGCTTGCCCAGCAGTACCATCCGGACAAGAATCCGGGGAACAAGGCCTCCGAGGAGAAGTTCAAGGAAATAGCCTCTGCCTATGAGGTGCTCTCGGACACGGAACAGAAACAGCGCTATGATTCACAGCGCACGGCGAAGACCGGTAGGGGGTCGTATTTCGGCTCCGAACCTCATGGCTTCGACCCTTGGGGCGCTGATCCCTTGGGTTTCGATGACGACTTCAATGCCCGGATGAATGCCTTCGTCCGGCAGAACGCCGGATCACTTCGTATGCAGGTGATGAGCACGCTCCACAAGAACGTCGCCTACACGGTTGATCTGATCAAAGCCATCGAGGGCGGAGAGGGAAGTTTTGAATACCAGCAGAAGCAGGCGGACGGCAGGGTGATAAGCGTCACCAAGAACTTCCGCATCAATAAGGGAACACCCAACAAGTTCCAGATGCGCTTCGGCGGCGAGGGTCATCGGCAAAATTGGAACGGGGAGTCGCTAGTGGGGGACCTCGTCATTGAGATACGATATCCCACGTTGCCCTTCGGCATGCGTGCGGACAAGGAAAGACCGGGGAACGTCCATCTGGACTTTCCCATCCCCTATTATGATGTGCTCTTGGGGATACATATGGAGATACCCATGTTGGAGGGGGGCAAGGTCAGGATGGAGTTCAAGGGCGGAACGGACCCCAACCTGCCACTGCGACTGAAGGGAAAGGGCCTTCCCACGCAGACCGGTAGGGGAGATATGCACGTCCGTTTGGTGGTGAAGTACCCCAATGTGACCACCTCCGAGGAGCGTGAGCTTCTTGAGAAACTGAAAAGACTGCACAGGAAGTGAAACAATTCCTATGTTCGTAACGTACAAGGTTCGCAACTCAAACAAACCATCATGAGCAAGACAGCCAAGAAAGGAGACAAGGCCGCTAAGCAGGAGACCCCGAAACTCACCTTCCGCGTCATCCGCAACACCAACGCGCGCATGCCGAGCGATGACCGCTTCACCCTCTCGAAGGACAACACCCTCCTCTTCAACGCCACCACGCGCACCAAGCTCAACATCGCGTTGGACTTCGCGGAGTTCTTCGCCGCCAACGAGCCCGGAGAAGAGCGCAACGTGTACCTGCGTTTCCACAAGACCAAGGTCAGTTCCCACTGCTCCAAGGTCAGCCGCCTCAACGACAGCTACTTCAAGCTGCCCGTTCCCAGCGCCGCCGTCAAGGAAGTGGGCATGGTCTTCAAGTCCGCAGGCGAGCGCGGCAAGCGCAAGCGTTCCATCGTGCATTACAAGGGTGAGAGCATCCGTTTCGCCCCGAAGAACCGCATGTTGAAGCTCACTCCCGTGGAGGACTGAGCCAACAACGAACCTCAACAACCATCGCTATGAAGAACAAGGAAAATGCCCTGTTGGTCATCGACCCACAGAACGATTTCTGCGATCCGAAGGGATCACTGAGCGTAGCAGGCGCTGTGGAAGACATGCAGCGCTTATCCCGTTTCATCTTGAACAACTTGAAGATGATCGGGAAAGTCATGATCACCCTCGACAGCCATCGGGTGATCGACATCAGCCATCCATCCGGTTGGGTTGATGCACAAGGCAACCCGATCTCCATGAAGGGATTTCTGGCCATCACCCATCAGGATACGTTGGATGGGAAATATACGTGGTTGCCCAATCCGAGGTGGGCCATCGAATACACTGGCAAGTTGGAGGCCAGCGGGCAGTTCACACACTACATCTGGCCCGAGCATTGCATCATCAGCACATGGGGTCACAATATGTTCCCGGCTCTTGCGGATGCCGTTCATGCGTGGGAGCGTCAGTATGGAGGTCTCGCTGGAACCGAGTATGTGACCAAAGGTTCCAATCCGATGTCGGAGCACTTCGGTGCCTTCCAAGCGCAAGTGCCCATCGACAATGAGCCCGGAACGCAGCCTAGGATCAGCCTGCTGAATACCCTTCAACAGTACTCACGGCTATTCGTTGCCGGAGAAGCAAAGTCACATTGCATCGTTTCTTCGGTCCGGCAGATCTTGGACTTGGCGCCTGAACTGGCCTCCAAGATGGTCATCCTCACGGACTGTATGAGCGACGTGACGAACTTTGAAGGTCAGGGGCAGGATGTGTATGACCGCGCTCGCAGCATGGGGGTTCAGTTTGCCAAGAGCACTGACCCCATTGGTCAGGCGGCAGCGGCAGTGATCTGACCCAAGAACTCTTCAAGTAGAACTGGCGCATCTTTTAGGGAGAAGAAGGGGATCCTCAACAGGGGAATCCCCTTCTTCTTTGCATATTGATTCTTTATCCTATCATATTGTTGGACCTGCTTAAGGTTGTACCCGCCAAAGTATTCCACCTCTCGGTAGTGATGGTGACCATCAAACTCAATGAGAGCATTATGACGTGGCAAGTAGAAGTCGAATTTCATGGTCTTGTCATTAGGCGACACGCAATCCTTGAATCGCTTCTCGACTTCATATGGTATTGCCTTATTGTTCAACCACAAAGCAATGGCCCTCTCGCCTTGTGACTGACTACACTGTGGACAGCCTTTGCCTCCCATATGCGATGAGGCTTCCTGCTGGAACTCACCGTGCTCCTTGCAAACGATGAGGACCTTCTTTTTGGCATAAGTGTATACGATCTTGGAATAGTCATATGCGTCACCATGCACAAGTAGGGCCTTCTCAATGAATTGATCGCGGGTCAACTTTGATTGGTCACCTATGCGTTGTGCATCGCACTTCTTGCATCCGAACCCATTTGCATGATGATGCGCTTGCTGATGTATGATTCCATGGACCGGACATATGATCTTGACTTTGTCGAACATGTCGTTGCTCTTCAAGTCAACCAACGAATAGTCGAACTTGTCGCCGTGGTGCTTCCTCGATCGTTCAATGAACTCATCCAGTGTGATCTTTCTGGACTCGCCGCATCGAGTCGGTCCGCATTTGGCGCAACCTATTCCCTTCTTGTGGTCTTTGGGGATTTGCTCGAACCAGCCATGAACAGAACAGCCTATGCGGACCTTCGTGATGTTGTTCACGTAGTGGACCATGGTGTAGTCATATAGGTCCCCATGAGCCCTCCTGAAGGCGGCAATAACCTCTTCTTGACCATGGCGGCCGTTCTTAAGCCTCATGGCGGTCTTTGTTGTCCGCAGTCCACTTGGCCATGAACTTCTCGATGAGGGCTGACTTGTTAATGGCCAGTCGGTCGGCGAGTTCGCTGAACTTGGATTCTGTATCTTTGTCCACGGAGTAGTTGACCTTTGTTTTCGTGTGCGTCGTCTTCATGTCTCTATACATATGGAGAAATATGCAGAAGGCTGAAACAAAAGCAAAGGATGGATCGTAAAAGGGTCGCGAACAACCTGAAACCACATGAAAAGCCTGCTATTCTCTTTCGCTCTGCTTATTGTGGCTGCCACTACAGTGCAAGCCCAATCAGTCAAGACGCAAGCGCTTCTTGATTCCATTCAGGGAGAATATGCCGTTGATGATAATCAGAACCTGACGTACTCGCGGGTTGTCGAATGTCCCGGTATGACGAAAAAGCAGATTTATGATCGAGCACAGGCGTGGTTCGTCTACAACTACAACAGTGGTAAGGCCGTCATTCAAGTTCAGGATTCAACGACAGGAACTGTCATAGGAAAAGGCTACTATGACAATGTACACACAGGGATGATAATGTTGACCACGCTTGAGTGTGATGCATGGCACATAGTTCGTATCGATGCAAAAGATGAGAAGTACAGGGTCATTCTCACCTTAACGGAATGGGACAGGGTAAATCACGGTAGTAACGGATCTGCCACTTGGCCAAATGCTCGCGTTTCAAACGAGTACCCATTCAACAAGAAGGGTAAATACAAGAACATCATGGGCCAAGCCTTCTTCGCGCTGCACAATAGGGCTCAAGCTACATTCGTGAGCTTGGAGAAGTCTGTCAAAGAAGGTAGCACATCGAAAGCCCTTGAACAAGGCGATTGGTGATCATGATGAACTAAACATCCATAACCCAACAAACAGAAAAGCACTCATGAAAAGCACAGACGCAGTGGTTCCCGCAGGGAACACCGACTTCGGGTTCGATAACCTCGACCCCGCCAACATCCAGAGCGCCGACGTGATCAACGTCGTGATAGTCGCCGACACATCCACATCGGTCGATCGGTATGCTGCCGAGTTCAGCAAGGCCTACAACGACATGAAGAACGACCTGAAGACCTCGCACGTCAGCAACCAGTTGTTCTGGAGCGTCGCCGAGTTCAACGACGACATCACCAACCAGACGGGGTTCCAGCCCATCGCCAGCGTGCCGGACCGCAACTTCCAATGCGGAGGTTCCACAGCGCTCTACCGCACGACCCTCACGTGCCTGAAGAACGCGCTGAACTATCGCCGGGTGCTGGAGGATTCCGCCATCAACTGCAAGACGCTCATCTTCGTGATCACCGATGGTGATGACATGGAGAACGCCAGCGGCAAGAGAGCAGCAGCAGAGGTGAAGAAGCTCGTGCAGGAACTCAACCAAGAGGAGCGCAACTTCGGCTCCTTCACCAGTATCCTGTGCGGAGTTGGAGACAACCCCAAGATGTTCGAGAACGCCAAGAACGAGATGGGGTTCGAGCACCTCGTGGTGGTGGGCGACACGCCTGACCAGATCCGCAAGATGATCGGCTTCATCTCCATGTCCATCAGCAGCACTGCGAGCGGACAAGGGATCAGCACGGCCAACTTCTGAGCCAATGAGCCTCAAGAGCTTTTTCTTGGGAACAGACAAGGAAGGGGGCGCAAGCCCCCTTTCTGTCTCTCCCACCAAGATCGGTTCGGTTCAGGCCATCGTCTGTCGTGGAAGCAGCGAGACACACAGGGATTTCTGTCATGACTTCCTGATCCACCACGAGACCGACAAATTCTTCGTTGGCGCTGTGATGGACGGGTGCAGCGACGGGGTGCATACGCAGTTCGCCTCAAGCTTCTTCGGAAAAGTCTTCAACCTGCTCTTGAGGACGGACAAGATGCTTGAGGCGTTCGATGAGGACGCAGAGCCATGCGACGTGGCGGCTGAGATCATGCACAGGTTCTGCCACGCCATCGTGTTCCATCGGGACCTGCTCAAGATGGCCAACAACGAGCTTTGGTGTACCGTGCTCCTGTCGGTCTATTCCAAGTCAAAGGACAAATTGTTCATCGTGGCATTCGGCGATGGTTATATCCATGTGGATGGCGTGGGGACAATCATCAAGAACACGCGCTACTCCGATACGATGGAGAACGGTGTGCTCAAGAAAGGCAAGGACAAGCCCAATTACTTGATCACCGACATAGACCGCGTGACACAAAAACCCCAAGTTCCGTATCCGGACGACATCAGGGATACCGATGGTGCGCAGAGAGTTCTGGACGAGCGGGCTCAATTGCGTGGAGTGTTCGACGAGTGGTTCCTGAGCCAACCATCGTTCGAGTACCATGATGTCAACGACTTCTCCATCACCACTGATGGCATCCTGACGTTCCGCAGCGGCATTATCGATGTGACGGACCGGGTCATTGACCTGCTGTTGGAGAACAAGGACCCCTTGTACGGCGGCACCAGCCCCATCACTCTCCGCAAGAAAATGAACATCATCTCTTTCAAGAGAAGAGATGCCAGTGATACCCACCCGCACAAGATGCACGCTGCCAACCAAGACGATGTGAGCATCATTCGCGTGACGATAGACAAATAGAGCGAGTATGAATCAGACTAACGATATGACGGCCATGCTGGCGACGGTGCCAGCGGTGATACGATTGACCACCAGCTACGGCAAGCCGTACATGGCCAAGACATCCAACGAGTTCATTCGCGGTGGAGAGGGTCGCATTCTTCGTTGCGATGAGGACCCGAAACTTGCCTTGAAGGTCTACCATCCCACGCGCACGCCTCTCACGGAGGACAGGTTCAAACACCTCACCAAGCTCAACGATGCGTTCGTCAAGCCAAAGGAGTTGCTCTATGATGGGAATGAGTTGGCGGGATTCACCATGGAGTTGCTCTCCAAGGACTACTTCAACATACAGAACCTCTTGCAAAAGGAGTTCTGTCGCAACAACGGCGTCACCCTCGACACCAAGTTGAAGATATTCCGCAAGTTGATTGATGCTGTGAAGCATGCGCACGCGCTGGGCATCGTCATCGGCGACCTGAACCAGTACAACATCATGGTGACGCTCAAGGGCGATGTGAAGTTCCTTGACGTTGACTCCTACGAGACGCCAAACCACAAGCATTCCGGCATCCTTCTGGAGGACGTGAGGGACTATTACTATCAGGGCAAGGTCTCCAAGAACAGCGACTACTTCGCCCTCTCGGTGCTCCTGTTCAGCATGGCCTGCTTCGTGCATCCGTTCAAGGGTGTCCACGCCCGATGGAAGAAGATAGCCGACAGGATGATCAACAAGTTGCCGGTGTTCAAGGATGACCCGGACCTGAAGCTGCCGAGGTTCTATGAGCCGCTCAAGAAAGGGCATCTCCTGACGCAGTTCGAGCGCATGTACCTCGACAAGGTGGAACGTTTCATCATCGAGATCGATCAGAAGCAAACGGTTACCTCGATATTCGCCACGGCCGACCTGCCAAAGCCATCAGCGGTCAAGAAGTACCAGCAGGACTCTCTCATGGTGCAGGAGATCATGGTGGATACCATAGAGAGCGTCAGCGTCATGGGAGGGCGGATGCTGGTGCGCACTGGTGGGGAGTACATCATCTACGACTGCTCCAACAAGAGCTACGTATCGGTGATGTCGCGTTTGGAGCGCAAGGATTGGGACCAACTCTTTCTCGGCACCAATAGCCTCATAGGCATCAAGGACGGCGCCATGCACATCCAGACGGATGCGCGTAACGGTTTTGTCAAAAACACCTCTGTGGCCATCGAGCCGTCAACGCGTTTCCATCAGAACGACAACATCCTGTTCGCCGTCTATGATGACAGGCTGCTGGTGATGAACATGGACAAGGTGTATGGTGGGAACATCGACTATTCCATGGAGGTGGTCCATGGCGACTCTTTCAACCACTTCGGCGGATTCTTCTACCGCGCGGGCCAGCGCCAACTGTTCTACTCCATCGACAAGGGCATGATGAACACGCTCACCATGCCGGTGAATATCGTGGGGCTCTACCAGATGGGCAGGGTCGGCATGGTGAAGTACATCGAGAAGAAGGGCAAGGACCAGCGCGTGGTCAACAAGTACTACAAGATCCATGGGCGCGAGGTGCTGCTCTCCACGCGCGATGCGGACGACATCTATCAGTTCGCCTACCAGCAAGGTCCCAAGGCGGAAGGGTTCATCATGCAACCGCAGAACCAATACATCCGCGTGATACGCACCGACGACTTCGAGGAGGTCGAGCGCCTCAACTTGGACATCTGCACCACGCAGTCCACCATCAAGATCTCCCCATCGGGCCTCATTCTCTGGGAAGACGACAGTCTGTGGCTTCTGAACAAGAAGTGAGCAATGCGCGGAGGAAGCAAATTGTACTGGACAAAGGCGAGGTGCATCAGGAGTGCCTCATACTACCCCAATAGGGGAGCGTGGATAAAGAAGAGTCCATCTGCCTACACGTCGGCATACTTGCGGGGGTGGCTTGATGAGTGTTGTGGGCATATGGTCCGCCTGCGCTTGCCGAGGGTCTCTTGGACGAAAAAGCAGTGCCGCGAGATAGCAAAGAACTATGCTACAGGCACCCAATGGGCGAAAGAGCACAATCGATCCTATTGCTATGCCTATCGTAAGGGATGGCTGAAAGAGTGCATGCGGCATATGCCTCCTCCTCGCGCCTCCATGTCCCTCAAGCAGTGTAAAAGAGAGATAAAGAAGTTCCGTACACGCAAGCAATGGCGACAAGACTCTCCCAGAAGCTACTCTGCCGCTAGGCGCCTTGGGATCTTCCGCAAGTACTTCAAGAAGGACAAGTGGTATCGCCGCTATTATGCCGAGTGGAACCACGATAAGCTCATCAAGTTCGCGCGTAGATTCAAGTCGCGGACCGAGTGGCATGCCAAAAGCTGCTCTACTTACGCCGCTGCGAAATTGCAGGGCTGTTTCGAGCAGTGTTGCGCCCACATGGGCTGAAACATTTCTCTTCTATTCTTCGTATAAGGGGAATATGCTATTTTTGCCTCATGAATTCTGTTATCTATGGAAAAGCAAGAGGCATACGCGAAAGATCAAGCCATCTACGATGGGCTTCGCCTGAACGGGCACATCCTGTTCGAGACCGTCATCGGGTCGCAGGCCCATGGGACCTCCACGCCCAAGAGCGACGTGGATACTTGTTTCGTCTACATGGCTCCGCTGGAGTGGCTCTATGTGCGCTCCAACTACCGGGAATACCTGCGTCTGGGCAAGGATCGTGTAGGCTATGAGCTTGAGCACTTCCTTGGTCTCGTGGCGTCGAACAACCCTACGATTTTTGAACTGTTGTGGACGCCAGAGGACTGCTGGATACTCAAGAGCTTGGTGTATGATGTGATACAATGCCGCAGGGACGAGTTCCTGAGCAAGGTCGCCAAGAACTCTTACCTCGGCTATGCGTCCGCACAGATCAGGAAGGCCAAGGGTATGGACAAGTTTCAGAACTGGACCAAGGAGCGTACCGTCAAGAAGAACCCCATTGATTTCTGTTGGGTCATCAGCAACGATACGGGCTACGACACGCTGCCGCTGGCGGAGTTCATGAAGATGCACGACCTGAAGGAAGAGGAGCTTGCCGTCTCTGCCGTGACGCATGCGCCCAACACTTTCTCGCTCTTCCGTGGCGACCCTTCGTTCCGTGGCATCTTCGGGGATAACTCCGATCAGATACTCTTCACCTCCATCCCCAAGGGAATGCCCAACATCGCCCTGATGGTGTACAATCAGGACGCCTTCAAGATGCACAACGCGGACTGGAAGCGCTACAACGAGTGGAAGCTCAACTCCAACAAGGACAGGTGGGTCGATACCAAGAGCGGCAACGCCATCGACGCCAAGAACATCATGCACCTTGTTCGGTTGATCCAGATGAACAGGGAGATCGCTGAAGGCAAAGGCTGTATCGTTCGTCGTCCCAACAGGGAGGAGCTATTGGCCATCCGCAACGGCGAGCGCGACCTTGGGGAGATCATTGAATGGTCCCAGAAGGAGGAGAAGGAGGTCATCAAGCTCTATGAGCAGAGCGCCATGCGTGCCAGCGTGGACATGAACCTTGTGAAGGACCTGTTGTTGCAGTCTCGCAAGACCTTCTATGGCATGGAGAAGACACACAGGCTTAATTGCATAACCACTTATGAAAACCGTTTCTTACAAGCATCTGGAGGGGTACTTCAATGAGTTCTTCCGACTGAGGGACCTTCCATTACCGGTGCCGGATTACCACGAGCACTATTTGGACATGTGGGTGCAGCATGACCCTATCATGCATTCCTACATCAAGGAATTCAATGAGTACCTCTTGTGGTGTGAAGAGCAGGGATGTACCCCGCAGCAGAACCGCGTGGACTCCAAGGAACGATTCCTGAAGTGGGCCAATGAGAAGGGTCTGATCAACAAGCTCAAGTGGGACAATAGCGGCACGTCGTTCCAGAAACTGGACAGGCGCAAGGAGTTCCATGGCAATATGCTCCTGAGCATCGACATGCGAAAGGCGAACTTCTCCATCCTCAAGATGGTGGCCGTGCAGCGTAATGGTGACATACATGAGTCGTGGGAGGACCTGTGCGAGGCTCTTGAGATACATCCTGTGCTTGCTGGCTCAAAGGTGTTCCGTCAGCACTGTTTCGGCGAGTACGAACCCGCCAAGATCGCTGACATGCAGCGGCACATCATCGGCCTGCTGGTGGAGAAGCTGGATCTGAAGGACCAACTGGTGTACTGCTCGCACGATGAGGTGGTGATCCCCTATCCCGGCAGTATGGCCAAGATCAAGGCCGACATCAACAAGGAGTTCGGCCTGCATGGTCCGGTGCAGTTCCGTCTGACCCCCTACAAGACCACGCCCATCTATGATGTGGTGATAGATCAGGGCGATGAGAACCTCGTGCAGAAAATAAAGGAGGTCAGAGCGGAAAAGAACGCTGTGGTTCTGAAGCAAAGATACGAGGAGGCATCCAAGCTGCGGGAGCGGGAGCGTGAGTTGATGGATCTGATGCGTGTCGACTACGACAAGCAGGTAGATGAGCAGAGTGTGCCGAAGAACCTGAATATGTCATACTCCTTGAGAAGAGAGTATGAACTGAAGGGAGGAGAGTTCTACGAAAGAAAAAAAATGCTCTTCGGTGTTCCAACCAACAAGTTTTACTTGTACTTTCGCTCCGTCCTGCTTCGGGAGCCTTGGGATGACAAGGACCTGACCTTCCGATTGGACGGAATGAACGCCATCTGGCAACCCAAACGAGAGTAACATGAGTATCCGACTGAAGAACACTCTGGCCAGCGCATTGTCCGCCATGAGTGGTACTCAGTTGGGCACGCTCCATTTTCTCGGTAGCGGCGGACCGTTCGATGTCCTTGAGGGCACCACCAGCGTGCTCATCAGCATCGAAGGCAAGTCGAGTATTCTGGTGGACTGTGGACCGATGGTGTACTCCCGCCTGCGAGAACAAGGGGTGGGCATGGACATCTCCACCATCCTTTTGACATCATGCTCCGAGAGCAGTCTGGGCTCACTGGCCACGCTGGT